AACCTTGATCCTCTAATGCTTTAGTTGCTTTTCTTGCCATAGCAGAATGTTACCTGTCTAGTAAGATGTTGTAGATTTCATCGACTCGCGTGTTGAGTCTTTTAATCTCAGACAACAAGTGCGTAATTACATAACCTGACAAGCCACCGACTATTGCCAGTGTGCCTAAGTAGAGCGTGAAGAAATCGGATTGTGTCACTTTTTAGGGGTCGCGTATCCAAAGACACCAGCAAGAACTGCCCAAAGGATTGCTCGGTAATCTGCTGCGAAATTAGTTGCAGCCCAAGCTGATAGGAATGCTCCGGCAGTAAGGACATAAGGGTTCTTCATATTCATTAGTTTGCTCCTAGCATAGGTATCTGAAAAAACTCACCCAGAAGGTCAGCTTCTTTCTTAAAACTGACATGCATGTGGTGAGTGTGTTTGTTAGCCCCTGTGTATTTACGCCACTTCCAGTTAAGGACGGGAGACGCAATCCTGCCGTTAAAAATAATGTACGAGATGCGCTTTTCTGCCTTAGACTTGCAACTGATTCGAAGTTGATCTGCAAAGTCTGGCATGATATGCGGCTTGACTCCTGCACCAAATAGGTCTGCGTCAATGTCAATGGCACGAACCCAACCCTGCTCATCTGGATTATGATCAGACTTGCGAGAAGCGTGTCGGCTATCACCGACCCAGCCGTCGGATGCTCTATCACGATCTGGGAAGGAATCATCTATCTGCTCTCTTAACTGGATTGCAGCCTTAGAAAGTTTGGCCTTCACTTATAATCCGAGTGCCTTTAAGTCATCAGTAGTTAAACCAAGTGCCTCTAGTTTAGCTTGAGCTGTTGCCTTTTCAATTTCGGCTTTAGCCTGTAACTCTATTTCTTTAGCATCTTGCGCTTGGCGCGCTTGATATTCTGCATATTCAGCATCGGTCATTTCACGTTCAATGACCTCATCGGTCATTACATTATGTTCGCGTATGATTGGTTTAGTCATTATTTCACTCCATATAGTACATAAGTTCCAGCAGAGAAAGTTCCAGCACTCAAAGCAAAAGTCAATGATGTGACTGCACTAGTGTTTTGATTCCAATAGCCGCCATTTAGAAAGTAAAGTTGATTGCCTGTTGCTTTGCCCGTACCAAAATTAGTTAATCCAACATGTCCTTGTGAATCGGCATAGTTAAATAAATCAAATACGAAAGCGTTATTGCCTTGCTGATTTAATAAAGTTTGGTTATTGATTCGCATACTTGATTGCTCAAATGCAGAATTGAGACTTGTAGTTCCTGCAAGATTTTGAACATAAGAAGTACTACCGACACCAGCGTTTGTTGCTATTGTTACATACGCCGCATCTGTGCTTCCATAAAAGTTTCTCACAACTAAACGCAAATCTGTATAACTGCCTGAAATTGAGGATAAAACAAGGCTTGAACCGCTAAGTGAGCCTGAGGCAATCGAAGTCATACCGCCACCAGTTGCAGCAGCAGCCCATTTTAATCCAGTAGCCGTTGTCGAGTCAGCTGTGAGCACTGTGTCGTTTGCGCCCACTGCAAGGCGTCCAGCTGTATCTGCTGCTGTTGCTGCAATGATGTCACCCTTTGCATCAAAGATGGTTGCAGGAATGCCTGTTGCATCTGTGACCCATGAGAAGTCCATGTCGGTTGCTGATGCTTTAGCAAGCACTTGGCCTGTAGTGCCACCCTTGAGATCAACCATTGATGTGTCAATAGCGTTGATAGCTGTGCGGATTGCTAGCGCACCATTTTTTACTAGATCTGTATTGTCTGGCTCTGGCCAGCTAAAGTTCGGACTTGTTGCCATTTATGCTATTGCTCCTGTCGCGTTGTTCCAGTCAAGTGTAGCAGTTACACCTGTCCAAATTGTTGAAGATGGTATTACTGTCTCCCATTGTGTGGTAGATAGTGAGAACTCTGTTGCTGTGATGTAAAGGGTTATATCCACAAAAGTAGGGGTAGCGCGTAGGGCTACATTTTCCACAAAGCCCTCAAATGTGCCACCTAAAAGGTTGGAAGGTAGATTGGTAAGAAGCACAGGCTCGCCAAAAAAGGTAGAGATTAAATCATCAAGCATGGCAGATGGCATGTCTGGGTTATCTAGTCTAAAGGTAATCGCTCCCAATGAGGCTTTAGCGTTCTTGCGTAGATTAAGCTCTCTAGTGCCAATGTCAGTGATGTCGGCAAGGTTCTTGATGTTGGACTCAAAAGACTTCTCATAGAGGCCGTAAGAGGCAATAGAATCGCTATCAGAGGCACTGTAGGTTGAGCCATAGGCTGTAGAGTATTTATAGATGAGGCTATTGCGGATGCGAGCAATCTGTGTCTGAGAACTAATACTGCTAGGAGTTGCATAAGCTGCATCAAGGTAGGTGTAACCATTATCTGAAAGATAATCTGAGCGATGGTCTGCATCGTCATAATTGACTAGGCCATCTGCTGATTCATAGACCTGACCAAGTGCGCTATTGGCAATCTGATCTACTAAACTCTGGCTCTTAGCAGTAGCAGAAGCTGCTTGGCTTATCATTGTGTAGAAGCCTGAATCAATAGTGCCGATATAAGTCTCGGCTTCATTCCAAGTAGTTGTGGCTGGATAAGTAGCCCATGTAACAGTAGGGGTAACTTCATTCCAAGAAAGGTTAAGAGCTGCACCCAAGATGGCTGAAATCTGTGCGCCATCTAATCCCTCTGACAGTGCTGTGTTATAGATAGCCTTAGTTAATTTAGCTAGTGCGCCAATGCCCAAGATTGTGCCTGTAGTGATGTAGCCACTTTCTTCTGGGCTTCTGACACCAATAGAGAAGTCTGAGACTTCACCACCAAAGACAGTAATATAAGTGCCAGATGTATTCTTTAACTCTAAAGTAATCGGCTCAGTTACATTGATGGTAAAAGGTGAGCCATCTGTATTGATGATTTCTACTCGGCAATAACCTGCTGTGCATTGGCGGTCAATGTCTAGCCGACCAGTGGCATAGGAAACAGAGGTGACAGTTGTATAAACATCATCACCTACTGTCACACGCCATTCTGGAAGCCATGTCATAGTACGTTATTTAAGCCGTTTCTAAGCGTTCCGCGATTGACTGCATCTTGGATAACTTGGTCAATAGCTTCTGCAATAGCGTTAGGGTCTCCAATGCCTGTATTAACAGTGATGCTAACTCCAACAGGTACTTGTCGGCCTGTGCCGTTGTAGCCGTAACCAGCTGTAGATGGACTGAAAGTTTCAGTTGGCACATTAGAAGCCATAGAACCTACAAAAGGCATATAGCCGCCTAATTGAGCTTGTTCATCTTCTGTAAGAGTCTCAAACCAATCAGATGCGCTTACACTAGCTGGTAACTTGGCAGTAACAGCAGCAACTTGTTCAACGGTTGAAAGAGCCCCACCACCTGTTACAACAATTTTCTTAGTTGCATCTGCGTTCATTTTAGCCAATAAATCTAACATTTCTTTAATTTTGGCTAGAGCAGCATCAAGGTTGGCCTGATTGATTAAGTCTTTAGGCTTAAGGCTTTCAAGGATTGATTTGATGTCTTGAAGTTTTACATTCTGCAAACCTAATGCTCCAAGTACCTTTAGATCAGCATTGAGTTTGTTAGTAGCAGCAATGATGGCTGCTTCATCCTTAGATGCAATAGCATCTTCTAAGGCAAGAATTGACTTCTTAACATTAAGGCGGGCAGTGTCATTGGCAATTTGCAAGAACTGAGCTGCGCTGGTCGCCTTACCTAGTTGCTCTGCCTGATTAGTAAGAGCTGCTGCAATTTGGATTTTATCCATATCAAAGACAGACTCGCCCTTAAGAAGAGCTGCCTCACCCTTAGCAATAATTGCTTTGGCTTTGTCTGTTGCTAATTGCTTATTCTTGAGAGCCAGTCTTTCACGCTCGCGCTTAAGTGAATCCTTTTCTAATTTGGCAAGCAGTTCTTGTTGGCGCTTCTGAGTGAGAGTAAGCTTGACTTCTTTTTCTTTAGGGGCAACATTGACATTAACCCCAAATTGCTTACCCACAAATCCTGAAAAGATTTCTCTAGGTAGTTTCTTTAGATTAGCAATTAAGGTTGGAATGACACCAATAGTTCTACCAGTCTGGACTGTAACCTTAGCAAGTGCGCTTGCAATAGTCTCGATAACATAAGCGGCATCTGAGGCATCTGTGCCACCACCAATAAGAGCAAAAGCATCAACTAACCCGCCACCGATAATCTCTGAGGCATTAGATGTTGCAACACTGAGAACATTAAACTTGTAAGCAGTAGTATCTAGATAATCCTCAGCTGCTCCTGCGGATCGCTTGAGGATAACCCCAAGAATCTCATTGAATGACTTAGATGTAAGCTCTGCTCTAGTTAAGCCTGTATTGTATTTAGAAAGCCCTCTGGTAATGCCTACATAACCTTTACCTAAGTCCTCTGTTACAGTGGCTAGGTCAATGCCAGATGCTCGGCTAATTGTAATGGCATCATTGAGAAGCTTCTGAGACTGGACTAATGAGCCAGTAGTGGTCAGCAAGCCCTGAAAGGCTGGGCGCAAAATATCATCTGCAACTGCGGCTGATTTCTCTAAGTTCGATATAAAGTCAGCAATAGCAGGATTAGCAAAACCAATGCCTAGATTCTCAACTGCTCTGCTAAGTCGAAGGGCTGCTGCTTCATCATCTGCAAATGCCTTAGCTGCTGCCTTGCCATAAGAAGTAATAGCGGCAGCACCGAATGCTAGACCTAAACTACCTGCAACTTTTTTAGCAGTTCCAGATAGTTTTCCTAGAGCAGTCTCAGCTTGCTTAAATCCTTTAGCATCGAACTTGGATGCAATGTTAATTACTTCTTGATAATTCACGCTGCTCTCCCTAATGCTCCAGCTCTAGATCTCTTTAACAATTCTAGTTCTGCTGTAGTAATTGCCTTATTGACAATGCCTTCTGCAACGCCTTTGTTTTGTGCCCATGCTCTAAAGATTAAACGACCACGACCCTTGAGGCTTCCTGTAAGTTCAGGCATGGCAGCAATAAATTGCTGTCCAGCTTTAGGGTTGCGAGAGTGTGAATACTTTTTACCTGCTGGGCCTTTAGGTCCTACCCACGGCTGACCTTGTGCGCCGTTACGACCAGCAGATTCATAAATTGCACCTGCGCGAGAATTGTTAAATACCGAAGCCATAGAATTAAAGCCTCTAACATTTCGCTTTGTAACTGCTGTGCTATAACCAATCTTAGATTTGATTGTTGAAGCAGAAAATGTAGGGAAGCTACCCTCATTAAACGATCTATCAGCCCAACCGCTTAAAGGTGATTGAGATGGAACATAGCCTTTAGCTGTTTGTGCTATTGGGGCAAGCCCGCGCTTTAGTTCAATCTTAAGAGACTTCTCTAAATCAGGAGCGAAGCGGCGTAATGCTTTGCGAAGGTCAGCGTTTCCTCTTAGTTCTATTTGCATCGCTTACCTCTTTCGCCTCATCCTTTAGCCCCTGCACAAGTGCATCGAGCATGGTGTTATCTAATTCCAATAGTGCTTGTGGCGGGATCTGCAACCTAATGCTCAATCGAGCAATTAGGTAGGTGAATGGCAGATCTCGCTTTATGCTAAAGGGTCAGAGTCTAGAACCTCAACACTTTTCAGTGTCTCGATAAACTCCATCCCAAAAGGCTTTACAGTTTCACCTGACCTGCGGATAACCTCATGAGCCAAAAGATAAACATGCGATTGCTTTTCTTCTTCTCGAAAAGCGCGATGAAAACCCATTTTAGTCTGTTGCTCAAAGAAATACTCCACTGCTGGTGTAATTTCTCCCTCAACAACACTTCCATCTGTCTTAGTAATCTTTAGTTTTGCCATTGGTTAGCCCCTTTGTTGGTTGATTATCAGCTTGTTGTAATTGCGATTGTACCCATAACATTCCATGTTACAGACTGAGTTGATAAATCAGCAACAGCACCATTTACAGGTGTTGTGTTATTGATTAAGCAAGTCATTGTGTAAAGTGGATTTTCAGCAGATGTAACTGCTGATGTCTGCTTGAAAGTCACAGTAACGCTTGTGCCCCAAGTAGTGTTTAATGTTTGAAGTGTCTTTGCAGATGCTGAATCGTTTAGGAAGTCGATTGTGATGCTTGAAGCTTCTAATCCCTTTACGAACTTGTGACCTGTGTCTCCAAGAGCTGTAATCTCCAGCTCATCGAATGAGCGGTTGATGACCACATTTGTGACCAGTGTTGAGAGATCTACCGAATTAACAGTTAGAACTCCTGTATTTGCTAAATAAACTGCCATCGGATTATTCCTCTTCTTTCTTAGTTACTGGCTTTGGTGCTGCTGGCTTAACCTGACCGATTTTGATCAAGAAAGCTTCCTGCTCTTTTTCCCATTGTGCCATGTCGGTCATGGTTAGCTCCAACTCGTTAGGATTGATACGGACATCTCGCAACTTAGCAAGTCTCCACTTGCAGCATTGAGAACACTAGGTGCGCTTATCGCACTTACATTATAGACCAGAGATGATGCAGCAAGGAGTGCGAACACACTAACTACTGTGTCCTCGATGCCGTTAAGGTTGCCCTCATTATCAAAAAGTGGCACTGTCATGACAATCTTGAAATTAGCAAAAGGGCTGATAGAAATCTGAGAGTTATTATTAGGTGTCAAGTATGGATCATCGGGTGACACAATAACTGAATTAGCCAGGACTGTGGCTGGCGGGAATGCAAAGGTTTGCCACTTAGCGTTATTGACCAGAGCAGTCGCTAGTGTGGTTCTAAGAGTGGTAATGGCAACTGGAGGCATTATCCGACCATTGAGTTAGGGCTTAGCGCGTGTGCTATCAATCCTCGCACCTTAGCGAGCAGCTGTGCGCTCATTCGATAAGGGCTTGGCTGGAAATCGACAAGGTTACTGCCTGAAAGGGTAGCAGTGCGTGCTTGCCAGATTTCAACAGATATCATTAAAGCTGCTTGCTGAATAGCCATGTCTAATGTCCAATCGACATAAGTGTCGGCTGATACAACACCAAAAGGTTGGACTGGATGCTCTACTGCTGGAGTGTTGTTGTTGCCAGTGATGTTATAGGTGATGTTGTAATCGCCTACTCCAGTGAGAGTCTTTGATCCGTTGTGCTTAGAGCCATTGCCTGTAATAGTTACAGTCTGGCCTACATAAAAGACTTTCTCTACTTTGTCCTCAAAGTAAAGTGTTCCTGTTGTTGCTGTGTTGCTATGTGCAATGTTATATGTTGTATTAGTCCAGAGCATTGGAAGTAGGACTGCATCTGTAGCATCACACACTTCCTGTAAAACGGCATCGGTGTACAGCGTACCGACTCCGAGAGTACTGCGGAGTTCTGAAACTGTGGTCAATGCCATTCTGATTCCTTTCTAAAGACTCTGAGGGGTAGAGGGCTACTACCCCTCAGAGCGACTTAGTTTACAGCTTACGGTGCTGTGTAGTTAAAGCGGCGAACGCCCTTACCTGACTTAGCAACATAGATTGCTAGGTATCCGTAAAGGTTGATTTCGATTTCGCCTGAAGTCAAGACATTAACACGAAGTTGTGTTGTTGGTGACTCCCATGTGTAAACAGATGCTGGAGCAACAAGGAATGCTGACTCATCAATAACACCTGAAGTTGTGATGTTGTGATCTACGATTAAATCAGTACCAAGAATGCCACCGCGAACAGATGTTGCAACTGCATTACCTGAAGCGTTGTATGTTGGGCCTTGTGCTGAGTAAAGTGCGCGACCTGTTGAGTCAGCGTATCCTGCGATAGCTGCCCATTGGTCAGTTGATGCAACAAGCTTGTTAGCGAAGTCTCCGCCAGTACCCTTGTATGCTGCTGCGCCTTCTACAGAGATGAAGCTCTGAAGTCCTGCTGCTGTTGCTGCAACTCCAGTTGCCTGTGTACCAGATGCTGTGAATGCTGCAATAAGAGCCTTATCTGTTGCTGACTCATATGCCTTGCGAAGTTCAGTCATCATCAATTCCATGAATGCTGGAGATGAGCGATCTACAAGCTCAAATGATACGCGCTGCAATCCTGAGAACTTGTTCACAGTTACTGTGTCGTATGATGATGTCATACCTGTCTCAGATGGTGCTACACCTTCGTCAGTGTCTGCAACTGTTGGTGCAGTGTTAGGTGTTGCATTGTTGGTGTACATGCGAGGAACAGTAAATGACATACCTGACTCAATAAGAGCTGAGCGTGTTACTGCTTCAAATGCTGGACGGCCTGTGAATGTATCTGTGATGAATGTGTTTAGGTGTGGAGCAAGTGTAAGACCAGTGTTTGTTGATGTTGAATCATCTGCTGCGCGAACAATGCGGCGTGATTCGTCATCACCAAGTGCTGCCTTGATGTTAGCTTCTAGATATTGTGCTGATGTGATTGGTGCTACGCGCTCGCGCACGAATGTAGTTGCTGTCACTACAGTTGGGCGAGCAGCTTCAACCGCTGCTGCTTCTACTGCTGGTGCTGCAACTGTCTCTGGAGTATTCTCCACAGCTGTCTCGCTTTCTGTTGGTGTGATTTCTTCTTCTACGACTTCTGGAGTTTCCTCAGCCGCTACATCGAGTACCTGAGCAGACTTAAATGCTGGCTCAGTTACCAATGAAACCTCTAGCAATTTAGCAGCAGAGACGAACATGATGTTGCCCTTCTGCTTTGACTTGATTACTTCTACTCCTACAGACAGACCAGACTGCAAGCCTTCTTCTGCAAGGATTAGAGCTTCTGTGCCACGATTAGATCGTGAAACCTTGAATGAGGCATATACGCCATCTTCTTGCTCTGTGAATTGTGTGGCCTTACCTAGAGGCTGGCGTGAGTCGTGTTGGTTTAGTAACTTGACAGACTTTGGGTCATCTGGAAGTGCGATAGCGCCCTTCTCAAACACAACCTTGCCAGCAGAAGTGTTACCCACTTCTCCAGTTCCCGCTGGAACTATCTTGCCTGAGATTAAGCGTTCCTCAACATTGGCAATGAGTCCAGAGGAGAAAGTGATTACCTGATTTTCCATTAGGCGATTCCTTCGCTTCCGTTAGGTGTTAAATCTTCCATCTCCATAGCTTGCTCAACTGTAATCAAGCCCAGAGATAGCATCTTCTCGATTACTAGCAAGCGTTCCATTGGATCAGTTGCTAGGAATGAAGAATCTACATCGAACTTAACTGCGTTACCGCGAGCAGTAATATCATCCATTGACAAGCGATCTTCTATTGCACATACATAGGGAGCTAGTGATAAAGAATAAAATTGTTTGCGCTCATCAAGAACATTGGCATAAGTCATGCTTTGGTTGGCTTCTGCTGATAGCAAGTAAGCAGGCACATTACACAAGCGGCTAATTTCTGTTGCAAGGAATTGCTGTGCCTCGTCATACATCATGTCTTTAGGTGAGAATGATGTTGGTTGATATTCCAGAGTAGATGTAAGATAAGCAGTTGCTCTGTTATTGCGAGCGTTCTTCCATGCAGCTAATAATCCTGCAACTTCTTTAGGGTCTAGGTCCGCTCCATTATTGCGAAGGACTCCAGAAGGCATTGGAGTCGATGCAGCTAATACTGCCGCTTTGCGGAGATCGATAGCAGCTCTAATTGTTTCAGAGCCGCGTTCTAAGATGCCTTCATCAAAGGCTTGGAATGTAACAAGCGAACCAAGACCTGACATAGGCACTGCGACTGCTTCGATGTAATACTGTGTGACTTCCATTCCATAAAGGTCAGTAGTAAATGTAACCTTGACATTAGGAATCCACTTAAAGCGAGATGGTCGGCCATCTTCTGCATACACTTCTGTAACTTGCCAATAAGCAACACCATACATAAGAAGTGAATCAACAGTCCAAGCCATTGTTACTGAACGCGGTTGATTGATTGCAGGTTGATCTACCCAGATTGGATTTCCTAATTCTTCGCCTGTTGATTTGCGATACAGATTAAGTGGCAGACCGCCGATGACACCGCTTAAAAGGTTACGGCACTTAGCAACTGCTGGAACTGACATAGCTTCATTGCGTTGAACGCGAGGCAGAACATAGTTGTAAAGGGAGTTAAGATTTTCTCCCATAATTTGAGGGGCGTATTGCGCTAAAAGCGAAGAGCGCTGATCAGTATTGATTGCTTCTGTTTTGCGGAATAGACCCATAGTCATAAAGTGTAGCATTTGTCAAGTAATTAGACAACATGCTAGGCAAGTGTCTAAGTAATAATTTGAGGCTTAGGTGCTGGGAGCATTAACTTGCTAACTACCATTGCCAAGCCAATAGGAGCAGAGATGTCTCCTGCTGACTTGCGTTTGATGATTCTCCAAGCCGAGTCATTGGTCTTAGCTGCTGTGTTAGTGAATTGCTCAATTAAATCCTTTTGCCCATTGTGTACCACACGAAGATTAGTAAGACCTTCTAGCAAGTCTCCACAAGCCTTATAGAACTGCTGGCCTGAGACATCATCGACCATAACTCCTG